CATAAGATAATTCCTCGGACGCTACCGACGGGCAGGAAAGTTAACCATCTTTATAGGTGGTTTTCTTGTTTTTGGTAAATAGTATATATTTATATACGAATATACAGTGATCTATACTGTATTATATTTTGTAAAAACTTTCCTATTACGATTACAATAATCGTAGAAACCAAACAAATTTATTAAAATGGCAAACAAAGATTTATTCAAGCAAGCTATTGCTGAAGCAAAATCTATTAGAGAAGCTGCTATTGCTAATGCTAAAGAAGCTTTAGAAGAATCGTTAACTCCACACTTAAAGGATATGTTAGCTGCTAAATTACAAGAGATGGATGATGCATCTGTTGAAGAAGAAGTAGTAAACGAAGTAGAGGTAGACGAAACTGAAGAAGTAACTGAAGTAGAGACAGTAGAAGGAGAATCTATGGAGGATGAAAAAGCAATGGAAGAAGCAGAGGATGATTCAGAAGAATCTGAAGACGAAGCTGAAGACGCTGAAGAAGAAGAAGCAGCTGAAGAAGCTGAAGAAGATGTAGAGGTAAAGGACATGGAAGTGGACGACCTTAAAGATCTTATTCGTGACATTATCGCACAAGAAATGGGCGACGGTGGTGAAGAAGAATTAGGCATGGACGACATGGACGCTGGAGCAGAAGTAGAACCTGAGGGTGATATGGAAGTTGGAGCTGAAGATGAAGAAATTGACCTAGACGAACTATTAGCCGAGTTAGAATCAGTAACTAACGAGGAAGTAGAAGAAGAAGTAACTGAAGAAGTAGAAGAAGAAGTAAAAGAAGAAGTAAAAGAAGAAGAAATTAAAGAAGAAGATAATTCTGAATTAAATGAAGCTTTAGATACTATCCAAAACTTACAGAACCAACTACAAGAAGTTAATCTTCTTAATGCAAAACTATTATATGTTAACAAAGTGTTTAAGACTAATAACTTATCTGAAGCACAAAAAGTTAATATCATTGCTGCATTTGACAAAGCTGAAACAGTAAAAGAAGTAAAATTAGTATTCGAAACTGTTTCTGATAACGTTGTAGCTAAGAAAGCTACAAAAGTTACTAACGAGAGCAAATTAGGAATGGCATCTAAAGCGACTGGAACTACAGCTTCTAAACCAGAGGTAATTTCAGAAGTTAGCGCTGCTGTAAAAAGAATGCAAAAATTAGCTGGTATTATTTAAAATTTAAAAAAACTATTTAACAAACCTTAATCATGGAAATTAATTCTTTATTAGAAAGTGCAAATGGCTATAAAGCCTTGCAAGACGATGCTGCTAAACTTGCAGACAAGTGGGGAGCATCAGGATTGCTTGAAGGTTTAGATGCTAAAACATCTAATAACATGGCAATCATGTTAGAAAATCAAGCAAAACAAATCGTAGCTGAGCAATCATCTACAGGAGGAAACGCAATCGGAGCAGCCGGTGGTGGATCAGAACAATGGGCAGGAGTTGCTTTACCTTTAGTAAGAAAGGTATTCGCTCAAATCTCATCTAAAGATTTCGTCTCGGTTCAACCAATGAACTTACCTTCAGGTCTAGTATTTTACTTAGACTTTAAATACGGAACTGCTGGAAACGGTAGAGCTGCTGACGCTAGCATGTATGGAAATGCATCTGGAGTTAACAAATTAGGAGTAGATGTAGATGCTGCTGGTGGTTTATACGGTGCTGGTGCATTCGGATACTCTATCGCAACTAGTTCATTAGCTGTATCAGCTGCTGCAACTGGATCTGCTGCTTCTGCATCAGTTGCATTTGACAACGATGTTGCAATCGCTGACTACTTTACAGTAGCTATCGGATTACCATCAGGAGCTGACGCAGAAGGTGTAAGAGCATTTAGATTATTATCTGGTTCAACAGATATTACTACTAACCCAGAACTTACGTTCTTAAGTGGAGGAAATGTAAACTTCGTAGTAGCTAAATCTGCAACTGCTGCAGTATCTATCACAGGTGCAATGGAATACCACGTACAACCTGCTGATAACACAAGAGGAGACTTTGAAGACAATCCTGCTGGATCA